GCTTGAGGGGTTGAGTGGTCCGGATCATCAAAGAAGCCATCAGCCTCAAGGGATCACGGAGTGCCTCCCCGTCCGCACACCAACTAGCCTTAAGCAGGTTGATGTTAGACGGCTGATCAGCTATGTGCGCTAGCGAGAACTTGAAACCAAGATCTGAGATAAGATCCGGATTCATTGACCGGGACAATGTCAGAGCATCGTCTCCCTCGGCCATCCTCGGCTCCGCTACAAAGTGCGGCCACCACTCTTTAAGATCGTAATTTCCATCGCGGAAACGCGAATAGTGGGAACACGACATGACGACAATGTTGCAAATCAAATTCATGAAAGAAGTCCAAAAGACCCCAGACACCCTCCAGAGGTGCTCAAAATTTATGCTACAATTCTTATATTTCCTGCCTTTCCCAACATATTTCCTGATCAATGGTATCAACTCCTGGTAACCACACAGGTTTGCCAGGTTAACCAACAGGTATTCCTCCAATCTTTGGAAATCAGATCCCAGTGAAGATTCATAAGCGCTATAGTCCGTATTTGCGCTAGATCCAGTGTTCACTATCTCAACAAACTTCTTACCGATCTGCTCGGAAGTCATGTGCTTGATATGCCACTTAGAAATTGTCTCACCGGAAAGGAAGATCTCAAAAAGGCCCAACAACTGATACAGGCAGACGTACTCTTCGTCCCCCATCGTGTAAATGCCTCTGATTCTCAACCTCCCTTCCTGTATTTCCCCTTCGTCCCCCTTCACTCCTTTCCAATTATCCTCTGCTTTTGGAAAAAAGCCGCCTGCTTTATTGCGTTCCAGGCCCATTTTGACTTTCTCTGCTTTCTGAAGAACCGACTCTATGAACGCCAAAGGTTTTGAACTCATGAGATCTCTCATCTCTTTGAACTTATCTTTGTGCATTCTTGGTTTTGGTTCGACGTCTTTAAGCATCTGATCAATGACAAAACGGCCTATCCTCCTTATCATCTTTTTCCCATCCAAAGTCCTCTCTGGAAGGTTGTTCTCACCCATTATGATGCGCTCAACAGCGGCAAAAGCAGCCCCAACTGGGCCAGGATTTGCAAAACAGCCTTTCCCCAAGACTTTGCCCTTCACTCTTATCTGCAAGAGTGATTGCGCCGCCAACTTCGTGTTCATATCCAAAAGATTTCCTTTCAATGACGTTTTAGTCAAAAATCCGTTCGCTAAGTATACAACCCAGACGCTGTCATCAAACAGTCCATGAGTCATCCAACTTTGCGTTATTGGGCATGTGTATGTGCTAATCACGAAATCAGCGGCGGGGGGGAGTCAAGTGACAACGTGTTTGTGGCCAACTACGCGACCTGTCATGTCTCGGGCCAATAAATCAGCCTGAGAAGACGCGGTCTTGTAGTTTGAAGACATGCTCTCACGCATGCGCTGATTTGACAAAGTTCCATAACCCACTAGGTACAAAACCTTCGCGGTTTCCGGAACAATGCTTGAGATGGCTGGGATGTTTATTTCTGAGTGCATAGAAACTGAAGCAACAGCAGATGTGATCAGGCCCTCCGATAAAATCGGGGCCAACACTATTTCATAAAATTTTCCCAAAAGAGCACTACTGACCAAAGTCATGCTCGCAGCGGTTGTGCAATAATACACACCATCCATTTCAACGCGGCGCAAACGCTTGAACTTCTTCGCCTCTGTCCTTATCGCTAGACTATCCGGAACATTCGCAAAAAGCGTTGCCATCATCCCGGGGTACCCAGGGCCAGAAGGCCGAATGTACTTCGCCCTGTGATATGCCTCACCCAAACCTGGAACTCTCTGGCCCGTGGGCATCCAACAATCTGACTGATTCATCCGGGGGGCTCCCCTAAACAACAGCGTGCTCTCCACGTGCAAATCGCACATTCCTCCGTCTCCGCGAAGGCCTATGTGTGCTGCCTGAATTCCCCGCATGTCTCTAGCCCGCGTCTCAAGTGGAGGGGCCAAAGTGACTGATATCTCAATCCTGAAATCATCAGGTCGTATTTGCTCAGCCAAAGTGGCGAGCCCAAAACAACAGGGAAAAAGCACTCTCAAAATGCATGTAAGCCAGCCCGTCCTGACCCAAGCCCGGGGCAGAAAATCCAATATCTCAGGCGTGAAATAAGGTTCTGCCTCCATAATCGCATCTGCTGCGTCGAACAAAGCCGTCGACTCAGGCGATATGGGCAATAGGGCCAAAGCGGCCTCGTCTAGCGTCATGGTAAAGGTCTTCACCACATATGGTTTCTTGCGCTGATCCTCGAAATAAGCAGGTTCAGTCTCAATGGCAGGGAGCATACTTCTGGACAACTTGTCCCACTCCATGTGTTCTGCAAGGCCGAAGTTGGTCGACTTGACCTCAAAACCTTTTGGGTTTGTCTTCTCCTTTGATGCCATCTTAACATAAGACCTCCTAACGATCTCATCTTCAACGTTTGCACGCGCTTCTAGTACCTCGCGATCACTAAGATCTCGCTCCGCTAAAAAGCCGTGTTTGACAGGAACCATCTCAAACCTGTCTCTTCCTACCATTCTCCTGA